ACGAGGGCTAGGATATCATAATCATCTACACTGGGAAACCGCTTATCCTTTCCCTTACCGACAGGGAACTGCATTGTGCGCTTGCTATATTTTATGCGCTTGCTTAACTGGCATGATCTGACTTGAATTCGGTAGCTTTCCCTGCCTTTCGTTGCAATCAGATCATAGTCATCCTGCATGACCATACCGCAACCCCAGCCACGCTGTACGATTGCGGCACTGGCAATGTGTTCGCCAACCAGTCCTGACATAGTATTGGTCAGGTCTGGAACGGCTATAAATAATTCATGCGGCCAACTCGTCAAGACGTTTTTTCACCGTGTTTAGGTCTGACAACATATACATGTCAGCGCGTTTATACTTAGATTCCGCATTGTACACAGTTGAGTGATCTTTGCCAAACACTCTACCAATGTCAGAGTAATTCGCTCTGGTGTATCTTAGGGATGCCACCATTGCTAGATGCCTAGCACCAGTGATTTTGTGCTTGCGGCGATTGCTCATGATGTCAATGACCGGAACGCCTTTGATGTCGCTCACAATGTTGATGATGTCCTTAACACGCACATAATGAGCATCTCTGCGCTCATAGGCTGTCAAAGTCATCGGCTTGCCGAATAGCACTTTTAGTGCGTTTGATATTCTTGTTAAAACAGTCATGGTTACAAAATACCTCTTTGTTTGCGGTGGCTAGACCTGATGTCTTCCAACTAAATTTTCTATTACAATAGTGGCAAGTATCCTCACCACCCCAAGGCTTCATGCTGGGCTTACTCGCCACGTTCAGCCCTTTTGCGCTCTGTTGCCACAGACAGAAGACGTGATGCTAAAATGATTTGCTCATCCGCATCCTGCCAAAACATCAGCTGTTCTGGCTCGTCCTCATCTGTGACTATCAGCAGACCAAACTCACGAGGCACAACCAGCTTCACCTTACGGCTTTTGCTGGATGTGTCCGGTGATTTAAACAGCCTAGAAAGGAACGTCATCATCAAGCGTTACCTGCTGTTGTGGTGCTGGTTTTGCCGCACCGTTCGGCTGGGCATCCTTTAACTGCAAGGACAGGCTCATGAACTGTGAGCCTTTAGCAGATGTTTTATTCCACGCAGAGATTTTATACTCCACGCCATCAATCTCACAGTTACCTGTCATGTCAGGGCGATTAGGGTTATCCCCTTTGTCATTGTGGAATAGAACCCCACGCAGATTGTTATCATATTGAGCCATTAAGAAATCTCCTGTTTACGTTGGCTAAATAGCGCACGTTGCTCTGGGGTCAGCGACAACGATACGCGGTTATAAAGAGCCTTCAGCGACTCCATATCCGGTGCTATCCGAATCTCTTGTTCCAGCGACATGCCTGTCGCCTTCTTAAAATCTTTTGCAGGTGGTGGTGCAGACGGCGCAGGACTGCTTGCAACGGTCTGCGGTAGGTCTTCACCTTGGAATAGATATGCACCTAATCCTAGTGCGGCTATCGCCTTTGCTAAGCAACGCTGTAAAGACTTGTTTACCTCAAAGCTATCTGGGTTCTGGATCGGCTTATTAGCGTGGTTAAGCACAGGCATAATCTCTGTGCATGACGAATCCAAACTTGGGACGGATACGGTTACTTGCACATAGCCGTAGCCGTTGGGGTCAAGCATATAGGGCAGACCGTTGAAGATATGCTTATGATATGTTGCGTCCGGATAGTGGTCTTTCAAAATTGACCAAGCCCATGCCCAACTCAAATAACTGAAAGAATTTTTTTTCTCAACGTATTTATTTACGTCAACGGCTGATAGTGTGTTCCATACAGATTTGTTTATAGATTCCATAGTGTCCTCGCTTCATCAATAAATTGGTTTTTCCAGTAAAATGGATGGTTAAACTCTGGCTCTACCAGACCAGCAAGCACCTTGGGGTCGGTGCTAACAGCCAACAGGTTTTGCCGGATCAATGCCCTGCGGCGTAAGTCGTACAGGCAGAACTCAAGATACTCAGGTGACAGCTTATCGCAGTTGTCCTGATCGAAGTGTGCTATGTCGGTGTCGCTGATATAGACAATGTTAGGCTTCAAGTTTGTTGCCTTCTGATACACAGCAACTTGACACAAGTGATTATAGTCAGGCTCTTTAGGTAGAGCTGGTTTAGACCAACCACGAGTGCCGTCTTTCTTTATCTGACCTTTGCGTGGTGCTTTAGTCTTCATCTCATACAGATTGCCGTCAGACACCAAGTCGATGTAACCTGTCAGCGGTATAGATACGTCAGGCAATTCCAGATGTATCTTCTGCTCATCACCTACATCAGTCAGGTCTTTGAAATGCTCACAGCCTAACTCAACAGCGGCTGGTATCCGGCTACGATACTCGACACGTTTCTCAGCGTCCTCATCAGCCGGATGGAAGTCAAAGTCTAGCAGTGCCTGATCAATAGCCTGTTCTACATCAACGTCACCGACAAGGTTGGCCTGTATGCCGTTATGCACAGCAGTGCCATAGGCCGCGTTCTCACCAACGGTGATAGACCTGCGTTGATCCTTGCTCAGATAGACGTACTCAAACAACCAATTAGGCGTAGGCCGGAGTAGCTGTGATGGGCTGAAATGATCCAGCCCTATCTTTAAAAAGTTTTCTTCACTCATCGCTCAACTGCCTCTAGTATTTCAATGTCACCTAGTGAGTAACCACCAGCATAAAGGTTCTTCTGCCGCGCCCTAACACGTTCTTCTGCAAGTGCCATTGCTTCCTCTTTAGTCACCGCTGATACTCGCATTTCCTTGTAGTATTCAACAATCATACAAACTTTGAATGTGGCACGCATAAATTTTGGTGCATCAGATGTAGTTGTTTTAGGTAAAGCCATTACACACCTCTCTTTGCAAACACTGGAGCAAACTGATCCCAGATCGCATAGTCGGGGTCTAGCTTTTCTTGCATACTGTCAATGACATTGCGCTGATCACGGCCACGCTGAAAGAAACGGCGGCTCTCCGAAAACTCAAAAGTCCAGTCATGGTTTTTAAGTAACTGCTTATATTGTTCTAGGTTGTTTTCCATACCTATCTCCCTGTTGTTATAAATCTGTTTTAACTTATTGTAGTTGACCTTGCAACAAAAAAATTATATTAGATTTATATTGTTTATTTATAACGTCAGGATAATAAAATGAAATTGGCAGAATGGCTAGTAACCAAAGGCATCCGGCAGGCTGATCTGTCACGGATGCTAGATGTGACGCAACCGACAGTGCATAACTGGGTTAATCGGAAGTCACCACCATCAGCAAAACAGATGATGAAGCTGTATCAGATGTCCAAGGGCAAGGTTGGTCTAAAGGACTGGTGCGAAGAATTTGAGGTGCAGTGATGCTATTACATCAGTTCTTTGGCACAGGCGAATATGACAACAGAGTGGCTTTTGTTTTCAAGGAAAGCGATGATCTCACCGTCATGTTTGTTAGGGATCAGGCTATTTTAAAAGAGGTTTGGGTGTCGCGCTATTCAGAACAGGCCGCTGAAGATATGGCTGAGAACTGGGTACTAGGCGGTACGTTAGGGGAATCGGATGACGAACGGACGTAGAAAAGGCCATAATTTTGAGCGTGAGTTGGCTCGGATGATTAAGGATCATCTGGGCGTTGATACCAAGCGTGACCTAGAGCAATACAGAGCGAGTGACCACGGTGACTTGATCGGACTTGACGGCTGGACAATCGAGGCAAAGCGATATGCTCATAATGCTGGCGGTAACTACAAGCCGGAGTGGTGGGCGCAGGTAACGGCGGCTAGTAATGCCGCTGGCACTGAGCCAGTGTTGATATACAAGTACGATAGGCAACCGATAAAGTGTGTTGTCCGGCTATCAAGCATTAACGCTGACTTTGCTGGCAAAGACAATACCGCAACGATCAGCTTCGACACTTGGTGCATGTTGGTTAGAGAGGGTTGGGCTGATGAAGGGTGATATGGTTAATCAACCGCCGCACTATGTGAAGGGTTCAATTGAAACGATTGACTACATGGTTGACGTGCTTGGTGTTGACGGTGCGATACAATACTGCCACGGAAACGTAATCAAATACACTGGCCAGCGGTTGTTTGCCAAGGGCAATCCGGTGCAGGACGCTAAGAAGGCGGTCTGGTATTTAAACAAGATGATTGAGTTAATGGAGATGTCTGAAAGTGAATAGGCCGATGTACGAAACGCAGGATGACTTGGACGGCGAGATCGCAATGATGAAGCGGTTATGCTCTAAGAAGGGTCATCACTTTCGTAAGTTACCGATATCGTACAGGCTAGATTTTGTGGTGCATGAGGCTGGCAGTAACAAGCCATTGTGTTTTGTTGAGTGCCGGAAGCGTAGCACGACAATAAACAAGTACCCAACGTACATGATCAGCTTGAACAAAGTGCTGTTCGCCAAAAAACTTGCAACGGCCTGTATGGTGAAGGCGTATTTACTTGTTGAGTTTACAGACGGTCTGGGTATTCTGGACTTTAACGAGCCGTTCGATGTACGCGTTGGCGGCCATAACAATAGGGGTGATTGGCAGGATATTGAACTGGTCGCCTACTTTGACATAAAAAAAATGAGGAGAGTAACATGAGTGTAAAGGCAATAGGATGGGCGTTTGAGCAGAAGGTGGACGATCCATTGGCGAAGCTGGTACTGTTAGCACTAGCTGATCACTACAACGAATCCACTGGGGATGCGTGGCCGTCAATAGATAGGCTGGTAGCAATCACTGAAGGTAGCCGGAGTACGGTTATCAGAAAGCTCAAGAAACTGGAGCAGGTTGGCTTCATCAGCAGAGAGAAGCGTTACAACAAAACAGATGTCTACCGGATACATTTTACTGGTGTCACACAGACACCTCAAAGCAATTCTAATGGTGTCACTCTGACACCTCAAACAGAATCTACTGGTGTCACACAGACACCTCTAGGGGTGTCACACAGACACACTAACACTTACTTAACCGTTAACAATAATAATATAAGTAAAAAGACAACTAAGCAAAAGGTATCCGAGTGGATGCCAACACCGGATGACATCGCCTATGCCAAAGAGCTTGGGCTAGATGCTGATGAGGTGTTAACAGATATTCGTCTATGGGATGATAAGAACGGCAATAAAGCGTCTTACAGCAATGTCACTGCTTTTTGGCAGTCTTGGTGCAGACGTGACGCTAAAGGCCGTCCTGCGCGCTCTCAGGGCGGTTCTAGCCGTGTTTCTAGTGAGAGAAGCCTGTCACCAGCACAGGAAGGCTACATTGATGGCTTGTCTAGGAAATATTATGCGAAGTATGCACATGAGGGATATGATTTTGAGGACATTAAAGGATATCTGACTGAGTACGTTACTAAGCGTTACGATTTTGAGCAATGGTGTAGCATGGGTCACGGCTTACCACACATGACGGAGTTATGATGACTGACAAGAAATTACCACAGCATTATCAGAAGAAGCGGCTCATCGGTAAGGACAAGAAAACCGAGGATGAGTTTCTCAAGCGGTTGATGGATCGTCCAGCGAAACATGTCGGCAAGGATGTTGACATGCCTAGCTTTAACACGTTCTGGCGATGGTTGCAGAAGGACGCAGACCTTAGAGAGCGTTATAGACAGGTCATGGAAGGCAAGGCGGCTCTCGCCGATGCCAAGATACACGACATACAAGAACAGGTCAGGGATGTTGTCAGGGATGCAAAGGACGGACTGATCACAAAGGACGTGGCTTATGTAGCGATACAAGCGGCAAGGCTAGATATCGACACTGAGAAGTGGCGTGCGGCTAAGTATTATCCGAGAATGTATGGCACAGATCAGAAGGTTGAGGTCGAGCATAAACACAGCTTGGTGGATGATCTCAAGATCGTATCAGAGCGTGTCGCACAGCGTGAAGCTAGGACGATTGAGGGTACTGTGCAGGACGTTGAGGTTGAGGATGATGAGTAGGCTTGCAACCGTTGACTGCCATGCAACTCGTAGCAACTATTTACGGTGGAGTGGAAATGCGCTGAGTGAAAATGTTAAGGAATTCAAAGGGGATAGGGGATTATGGTGCGATAACACACACTGTGTTAGCCCAACCATCTCGCGTGAGAAACCTGAGAATGCCTCGCATTTGCAGATGTCAGAACGGTTCGCAGTGATAGATAGTGATTTGTCGCATAACGTGAAATATGTAAGGCGATATCTGCCTGTCTGTTTGAGAATGAGAATGAGAATGGTTCGCAAACGGCTACCCCCCCATCAAATCACACGCGCCCCCAGTAATAAATATATATACCCACAGACACCCCACCCCCTCGGAGTAAAACATGGCCAACACCCCCTCCCAAAAAAAAATCCAATATAACGTGAAACGCGCCCACAGCCTCGCTGACGCTGGCA